ATGAGGACTACAACCCTCATTGAGAATCCATGCTTAGGGTGTGAATACTTCCGATGGTCGGTGGACATCATCTATGCCCCGCATTCCGAGCAGGCGCGCTTGGCAATGTTCGCGGTGCTGGACGAGATCGCCCGCCACGGCTGGGCGGTCACTATCGATAGCTTCCACGGCTCCGATGACCCGTTTGCTTGGACGGTTGCTGTCGATGACGAAGACGGTGACCAGATATACAGCGGGGTGGGTGACTCACTCCCTGCTGCTGTAGCTCTTGCAGCACTTGGGGCGCACCACGCACAGAAGGGTGAGTAGATGGCGAATGAACTCGATAGATTGCGCACCGAGGACCCAGAGACCTACGAGTATCTCTTTGGCAGCGGAGCCCCTGAGGGAGAGCTACGGGAGCGGCTACGGACGTTGTGGGAAAAGCACGACGCTCATCCGGTAGGCCATGACATGCAGCCCCGCTGGAGTGAAACGGGGCGAATCTCTGACTTACTGACCGATGTGGAGGCGCTGGTCAGGGAGGAAGTGGAATTGGACCGCCGTGCGCGGAGGCTTCGGCCGTGACCCAGCAGGCGGAGAGCGAAACGTGCGGGGTGCTGGTGCCCTCACGAAACGATCAGCCGGGGCTACTAGCGCACTTCCAGAAGCCGTGCGGCCTCGCCATCAGGAAGGTGGGTCCGGGAGAATGGGAGCACGCGGATGGGGAGGGGCACGGGGCCGGCGCATCCTGGACGCTGTGGGGGCAGTGGACGCCGCCACAGCCCTCCCCTTAGTCCAGCCCAGAGGAGCGTCCATGAACTAGTCCGCGGTGGACCGGTTCATGGAGAGGAAGGCCGCGGATGACGACAGGCTACAAGTTGATTCGAGTGCGGCGTGATCGCTGCGAGGCGTGGAGGCCTGGCTACTTCGACCCGCTGATCAGCCAGCGCATCCCGTACGCCAACCCTGCCACGGGCGACCCAATGACTGGGGTGCTGATGAACGTCGAGGAGACGGAGACGTGGTTCTCGCTGGTGTTCCACGAGGTAGAACGGGAGACGACGGATACCGTATAATGATCACGTTCTAGACGGCGGTCGGGTTGGGGGGCGTCATCCCCCAGCCCGCTCGCAGTCCAACCCGATGACGCCGGGTGAGTCAAGACCGCCTACTACGGCCTTCCTCATCCACCATGGGAAGGTCTTTTCCGTGTCCGAGCCTCGCGAACTGTGGGCCAAGGCCCCCGCGAACCTGATCACCGACACCGACATCACGCCTACCGCGAAGATCGTCTACCTCTGGCTAGACCTGCGCGCCGGCCAGCGCGGCTACTGGTACGGCGCCAGGGGTGTGATCAGCGAAGCCCTCGGTGTGAGCGTGCGAACGGTCAGCACCGCCATCGCATCACTGCAGGATCGGGGCTACATCACCGCCATCCGCAGCGGGCAAACTGACGGTGTGAACCGTTACACAATCGCCGCTCGGTCGGGCAACCAGTTGCCCATCCCAGATGGATCGGTCGGGCAACTTTCTGCCATCGGTCGGGCAACATCTCGCCCGACCGACGAAACGCACCCTATTAACCACAGACCCAACCACAGACCCATTAAGAGGCTCATGCACAAAACACAGACCGACTGGAATGCGTACGGGGAGCGGATGCAGGCCAAGATTGATGGGCTGCTCGGCTGATTCAAGGAAGGAACCACCGATGACTGAGACCAAAGCACAGCGGAGCATGAGGGCCTCGATGGATGTGCCTGAGAAGGATCGCGGGGTGTTCTACAAATGCGCCGCGGAACGTGAGGGAGTGTCGGCGGCGAGCATCAAAGCGGCCACGAGCATTCGCCGTTATGCGCCTGAGCTCGTTGGGCCAGTAGAACGCGGTGAGCTCTCGCTCAGGGAGGCGCTCGCCCGGATGGGCTCGGTAGGACTCGACACATCGCCGGCGGCTATCCAGCGGCGCTACGAGGACGTGCGGCGACTTACAGAGCAGGGCTTACGCAATGAGAGCATCGCAAAGCAACTTGGTATCGCCGTCTCGACAGTCAGAAGGTTTAGTACCGACCTCGGGATTCAGTCAGTCAATCGCCGCTATCAGAGCCGAACATTCGATGTGAGCACCGCGATCGATGGCCTGGTTATGGCTGCGATCGTGCCGACCGCGATCGTCGACTTGCTCGATGAGAGGTACGGCGAAATAGCCGATGATGCGCAAGCTGCTCGATGGATCGAATCGCTGGATGAATCGATCGAGGCATTGACGCGACTAGCACGAAGCATTGAAACGAGGGGTTCGTAATGGCAACGGCGAAAACGGTCACGCGCGCACCGAAACTGGCGCTAGTGAAGATCGGCGAGATGTTCGTAGACAAGCACGTTCAGGCAACGTATCGCCCGCAGTGGGCTGCGCAGTTGGCGGCGAACTTCAATGTCGAAGGGATGGGGTATCCCGTACTCAGTTGGCGCCCGGACGGCCGCTACCACATCGTTGACGGTCAGCACCGCATCGGAGCCCTACGGCTGGTCGGATTCTGTGATGACGATACCGTCGAGTGCGAGGTCTACGAGGGGATGTCCGGTCCCGAGGAGGCCGAACTATTCCTGGAGCGCAACACCAAGAAGGCGAAGACGGCGTACGAACGCTTCATCATCGCGTACGAGGCCGGCCGAGTTCCTGAGACGCTGGTCACCAAGGTTGTAACCGCGGAGGGGATGAGTATTGCACGCCACAAGACACCCGGCGGTATCCGGTGCGTGACGGCGCTGCTGCGGATTTATGAGGACCAGGGCGAAGATATCCTCGCGCAGACTATCCGCATCGTGCGTGACGCCTACGGGGACGCCGGTTTCGAGGGGCTGGTTATCCAAGGAGTCGCGCTTGTCTGCGAGCGGTACGGCGATGGGGTCGATGAGCGGCGCTTGGTCGATCGGCTGAGCGTCATTCAAGGCGGCGTCAACGGACTAATGGGCCTGGCTCGCCAACTGCGCATGGCGACGGGCAACTCCGCCATCAGGTGCATCGCGGCGCAGGCGGTCGAAACATACAACCGCGGACTCAAGGGCAATGGCCGCATCGATGGCTGGTGGAAAGCGACTGCGGCATGAGTTGCCCACACCAACCTGGCCCTGGAGCGTGCCACGATTGCGCAGCGGCCCGAGTCGAATCGAGATGGCCCTTACCGAGCGAGTCTAATGTCGATGTGTTCATCACTCGTCAGAAGGATCGGCCGGGCACGGACATCGCGCGCAGCACCGACCCCGAGACGAGCAAGGCCGCGGCCGAGGCCATCACCACGTCGGGAGTGCGCCGTACCCAGAAGCAGCGCATCTACGACGCAGCCATTGCCCACCCCGGCGTCAGCCGCCGCGATCTCGCCGGCTACACGAAGATGACGGAGTACCAGGTCAGCAAGCGTCTGAGCGATCTGGTGAACGAACACCTGCTCGCTTACGGCGCCGCGCGAGATGGTCAACAGACGGTGTATCCGACTTCGGCACAGCAGCGGGCGGCTCGTTCCAACCGTGGTCACGCTGGGCGGGGCGATGACGGCGCGCGCGAACTGGGAAGAGCGACGCAAGCGGCAGACGGTCCCGGTAGGCCGGCGAAGGTCTGGAGGCTGGTATGAGCTACCAACTGATCCAGGCATCAGCGTCAGCGATTCCTCTAGCCGACGAGAGCGTACAGACGTGCGTCACCAGCCCGCCCTACTGGGGACTGAGGGAGTACGCCGGCGAGTCCGGGGTGAGGTGGCGTGATGGCACGGTTCACCCGCTGGGCCTCGAACCCACGCCCGAGCTGTTCGTGGAGCACATGGTGGAGGTGTTCCGCGAGGTGAAGCGCGTGCTGCGGCCAGACGGGACGCTCTGGCTCAACCTCGGGGATTCGTACGCGAGCACGTTAGTCGGTTACGGCAACAGCGGAGGAAGCTACGAAGCCGAACGTGACTGGGGTGACGTAACCCGTCCCCGGCGCGATATCCCCACCGGCCTTAAGCCCAAGGATCTCGTCGGCATCCCGTGGCGGGTAGCGTTCGCGTTGCAGGCTGACGGCTGGTATCTGCGCTCAGACATCATCTGGGCGAAGCCGAACCCGATGCCGGAGTCAGTGACCGACCGCCCGACGAAGGCGCACGAGTACATCTTCCTGCTGTCCAAGAGCCCCCGGTACTACTTCGACGCTGACGCAGTGCGGGAGGCGAGCAAGAGGCCCGGAGAGTATCCGGGCGGTGATTATGCAGGCCGTGACATTGATGACGAGAACGTCAACCGCGGGTGGCTCAACAAGACCGGGGTGCCAGTCGCGCGCAACATCCGCACGGTATGGGACATCGCAACGCAGCCGTACTCGGGCGCGCACTTCGCGACGTTCCCTGAGGCCATCCCCGAGCGGTGCATCAAGGCAGGCTCAGCGTCTACGGCGTGCGGGGAGTGTGGCGCACCGTGGGAGCGGGTGACGGAGCGAGGTGAGACGCGGAACCGCACCACACAGAACGGCGATGGGAACGGTGAGTTGGGCAGTTACGGGAGGTTCGGCGACGCTCAATCCTCGACTACCGGCTGGCAGCCCACATGCGAGCACGACGACGGCACCGGCACCAGCCTCGTGCTCGATCCATTCAACGGCTCAGGCACGACCGGGAGAGTGGCGCAACGCCTCAGTCGGGATTACGTGGGGCTGGACACATCGAGGGAGTACCTGGAGATGGCCGTGGAGCGAGTCGATCCAATCCAAGCAGCTCACCGAGACGCGCGAGCGGGCACGAGCGACCAGCAAGTGATGAGCCTTTGAAGAACGACGAGACCAGGGAGGAATACGAGATGACTGATAACGGATACGCGAAGGCGCAGGCGGACTACGACGCGCAGATGCCACCAGAGTTCGATCTGGCACCGATCCCGACGCGCGTGCTGCGGGCGGTGGTGTATCTGACGTATGACGGCAGCGACGCCGAAGACGAGGACGATGAGGGAGTCGAGGGCGAGGCGTCGCCATGGATGATGGAGCAAGACATCCAGCGCGTGCTGAGCCCGAAGGACTGGCTCGGCGGGCTGAAGTTCAACCGGATGCATTATTCAGCGGACAATATCGAAGTGGTGGATGCCGAATGGATGAGCCCCGAGGCGGCAGTCAACTACGGGGTGCCTGTTGATGTGCTGGCCGCTGTAGACCGGGCGCTGGCATGAAGGACGCCGGCGGGAGCGTACCGTGCCCAAGCTTGCGGCATCGGGCGCTATCCAAACCCATCGGGAAAGTGCCAAGATTGCGCGGTACAGGCCGCACGTTGGAGGTTCATGGTTGACACTAAAAAAAGAGGGATGGCGTAATCGCATCACCGGGCACGGCGAGGTATCCCCCGAGTCACTGCTAGCCAATCCGCTCAACTGGCGCACCCACCCCAAGCAGCAACGCGACGCACTCGAGGCCGCAATCGATCGCGTCGGCTTCGTGCAGGGCGTGATTGTCAACACCACCACCGGGCACGTCGTCGATGGGCATCTACGGGTTGACCTCGCCATGCAGCGCGACGAACCGCTGATCGCGGTGGACTACGTCGCACTCAGCCCCGAGGACGAGGCGATCGTCCTGGCAACGCTCGATCCACTGTCCGCGCTCGCCGGCAGGGATCAGGCGGTACTCGATGACCTGCTGGCGATGACTGGCGACATCGAGGACGGCCCACTGGCGCAATTGCTCGGGTTCGCTGCCGAGGTGGGATTCCCTGAGATGCCGACAGGTGAGCGTGGGATTAGACAGATGACGTTCACCGTGACCGAGGACCAGCAGGCGATCATCGAAGGCGCGCTATCGGTGGCGAAGTCTGCCGGCGCACACGATCCGAGCGAGACGGGCAACGAGAACAGCAACGGGAACGCGCTGGCGTTCGTATGTGCCGGGTACGAGGCCGCGTGATGGCATCGGCTAAGGACCTCCACGTCGCGCCCATATCGTCCGCTGACGCCCGTAGGTTCGTCCGTGAGCATCACTACTCGGGCAAGGTGACGCAGAACAGCCAGCTACACCTCGGCGCGTTCCTCGACGGGCGGCTGGTGGGCGTGGCGCAGTTCGGGCCACCCTTGGATAAGGGGAAGGTGCTTGGGTTGGTGCGTGATACCCCGTGGAACGGGATGCTGGAATTGAACCGGCTGGTGATGATTGACGACACTCCACGGAACAGCGAGTCGAGGTTCTTGGCGGTGATGGCGCGACTGTTGCGGCAGCATGTGCCCGGTGTGCAGTGGGTGCTGTCATTCGCTGACGGGACGCAGTGCGGCGACGGCACTATCTATCGCGCGGCGGGGTTCGTGCTCACGGCAATCAAGGCGTCGCAGAACTTAGCGCGTCGCTCTGACGGTGTCGTGATCCACAAGATGACACTGGAAAGTAACCCGACTAGCGCGCGGGCGGAGTTGGGCGGGCGGAGCTATTACGATGTCACCGGCGGGCGCTACAATTTCGCCGCTTATGTTTCTGCCGTTGGTGGTTCGATCGTGCCGGGGTTCCAACTGCGATACATCTACTTCATCGACCCCACGGCACGCGCTCGGCTGACCGTGCCCGAGGTGCCGTTCAGCGACATCGAGCGACTAGGTGCCGGGATGTATCTCGGCCAACCACGCGCCGGAAGCATCGCAGTCGATGCGTCACCCGACCAGGGTGAAGAGGGCGGTGCAAGTCCGACCCCGGCGCTCCATACCGAAGCGAGGAAAGCATGACAGCCAAGAAAGCAGCACCGAAGAAGCGCAAGCAGCGCCCCGGCGTCAACGCATGGCGGCCCGCGTTCCTCACCGCGCTGGAGCGGACTGGCAACGTCGCCGCATCCTGCCACGCCTCGGGCACCTCGAGGCAGAACGCATACAAGGCCAAGCGTACCGATCGCGCGTTCGCCCTCGCATGGGAGGATGCGCTAGAGATCGCCGTGGAGCTGCTGGAGGCCGAGGCACGCCGGCGGGCGATGTCAGTCAGTGACACGCTGCTGATCTTCCTGCTCAAGGCGCACAAGCCGGGCATGTACCGCGAGAAGATGGACCTGCGCTTCTACTCAGCCGAGGCCGCGAAGATTGCAGACGAGTACGATCTCGATCCTGCTGACGTGCTCGAGGAAGCCCAGAGGATGCTCAAGGACGCATGACGTTAGCGCGCCCTGAGATCGTCACGATGAAGCTCGCGGCGAAGCGGCTGGCAGAACGTCGCGCAGCTCGAGCCACCCCGGACGGCGGACCCACTACAGACGAACAGCTCCACGCCTGGCTGCTCAAGTCCACCGGCTACTACGTCCCACGCGCAGCCGTCGTCGAGGGCCACCGCTCCCCGTTCGAGCTGATCGCGGATCTGTACTTCAACCGCATCACCGACGCCGTCGCCCTCGCCGGCAGGGAGACGGGCAAGACCACCGACACGGCACTGCTGCACCTCGCGAACGGACGCTGGAAGCCCAACCACGAGACGACGCACTTCGGTAGCACGGGCACGCAGGCCGGACGCTGTGACACCGAGTACGGCAAGGCGCTCCGCTCCCCGAGCTACGACGCAGCCCCACCGAGGCGCCGCGGGAAGCAGGGCGGAGGCAACGAGTACATCTCTGATGATGGGCACGTCGTCTGCGAGATCCTGCCCGGCACCGACACCCAGACCCAGGGCGGCCACCCGCACCTCGTCTCGTTCGATGAGGCGGAGCAGTCCAAGTATCAGCCGTTCGAGAACGCCAAAGGGATGCCGTCCGAGTACCGCCACGGCACAGAACGCGACGTGGGCCAGTTCCTCACGCTGTCCACGCGCCAGTACCGATCAGGGCGGATGCAAGCGATCCTCGACACCGCCCAAGCAGATGGGATACCGATCTATGAGTGGAACGTATTCGAGTCGATGGAGCCATGCGACGGCAAGAAGGGCCGGCACAAATGCAACGGGTGGGAGTGCCCGCTGGCGCTCTGGTGCATGGGCGGTGCCCCGCCTGACGGCTCAGAGGAAGCGGTAGAGGTACCGCACGAGTGCGAGGCAAAGGGACCGGCACACGGGCGCGCCGTACATGCTGATGGATATCGAAGCTACCAGCAGATCCTCACCGTCTTCGGGCGCAACAGCCGGGAGACGTGGGAAGCGCAGCACCTCTGTCTGAGGCCCGAATCATCGAGCCTGATCTACTCCACGTTCAACCGCGCCAACGCGCCCAGTCCCGAGGATGTCTCGTTCTACGTCCCCGGCGATGGCCGGCTGCTGCTCTCTTACGATTGGGGCTGGACAGATCCCACCATCTTGCAGTTCGTGCAGGAGGTGGACGGGCTACGGCCTGACGGCACGATGGGCCTCGCCTGGTACGTGTTCGATGAGATCGTGGATAACGAGCACGACGGGGTGTGGTACGCCGACCGGGTGATTGAGAAGATCTGCAATCTGCCCGACTACAACGGCCCGACGCCGAAGCACTGGGATCAGATGAAGCGAGGCCGCAGGCCGTGGCCGAAGATCTCAGGCTGGCCCGAGGTGTGGCCCGCCGTCGTCGCAGGTGACCCCTCAGCGGTACAGCTCCGCAACGCGCTCAGGGCGTCCGGCCTCGGCGCGCGATCCCCGAGGCGGGTGAAGCACGAGATCGCACAGGGCCAGCAGGTGCTCCGCGCGTTCATCGCCGCTGGTGGTGGACGGCGTCTGTACGTCGATCCCGTGGCCTGCCCCGTCACCGTCACTGCGCTCGAGCGGTACGGCGCCAAGCGGCTGCCTGATGGTAGCTACGGGGAGCTGCCAGATCAGGCGGCAGAGAACCACGTATATTCGCACCCGACGGACGCGCTAAGATACTTGGCATGGACGCAGCGCCGGCGATTCGGTGTGACGGTGGACAATTCACCAGATGAGGATGGGGATGATGAATAACCCACCAGCCATCGGCCTGATGAGCGGTGACCAGGTCGAGCGATTCGCTGCCGGCAGCGATACGCAGTGGGACGGCGTGCCCGGTACGTGGCGCTTGCTGAAAGTGTCGCGCGGCCACATCCCACGCCAGCGCCTCTACAGCTTCGGCCCGACGCTCACCAGTCGAGGCGATCGGTACGTGGTAGGGCTGTATGATATCGGCAAGCACGACGGGCGAGGGATGCAGGCTGAGGACTTGCCGCAGATCCCGCCCGAGGGAGTTGAGCGTGTCGCGATCTGTCAGGTGGTGCCAGCATGACAGCCGCCGACTGCTAGACTCAGGTGGGGTTCGTGGTGCTGCGCCGCCGCTCGAGCCCGTCGCAGCACCCTATCATCAAGGATGACGCATGGCCCTTCCCGCTGACTTCAGATCAGCCGTCAACCGCGCGAAGAATCGCTCCACCAAGCAGCGCATCGTCTCATCTACCGGAGACGGATCATTCCAGACCTTCGGTGATGACTTGCTCGGCCAGACACGAGGCACAGCGCTCAATCGCCGCAAGCAGCGCAACAACCACGACATCGCAGCACTCAACGCATCCGTCTTCTCAGCGATCCGCTGGCGCGAGCAGGCGATCGCTCGCCCTGCCGTCGTGCTGGAGCAGCGCATCGGCAGGGCGTGGACGGAACTAGGCCGCACAGACGAGCCCGGCATCCACCCCCTACTCGACGCGATCCGCTCGGTCAACGCCGGGCTCACGGCACGGCACGGCATGATGGGGATCGAGCGCGGCAAACTCACCAACGGATCACATATCTGGGTGAAGGTGCGCGCAGGCAACCGGCCCAACGGCGAGCCGGTCAGCTTCATCGTCTGGGACACTAGCCGAGTCACCATCTACCCCAAGGCAAATGCATGGTGGGAAGTATCCCACGCCAAGCGCCGCAACGATGACGGCAGCACCACCACCGTCTCAGGCGAGGACCTGATCCTGTTCCGCCACATCGTCGATCCCGCTACCCCGCTCTGGGGCATGACGCCGATCTCCGCGATCCGCATGGACACGGACACCGTGTTTGAGGCGCAGCGGCACAACCTCCGATATTTCGACAACGGCATCCCGGTCGGCCAGGTACTCGTCCCCTCAGACGGGGACAGCGAGATCGACCCGGTCGAGATCAACCGAATGCTTGAGCAGATGCGTACCGAGTGGCAGGGCACCGACAATGCCCACCGCTGGCACATCCTCGAACGAGGACTGAAGCCACTGCTGACGCCGGCGACGATGTCAGACATGCAGTTCGCCGAGCAGATGGCGTGGAGCGTGGAGCAGGTGGCGCGGGCGTTCGAGCTGAGCCCACTGACGCTCAAGGATCTTCGCCGTGCGACGTACTCCAACGCGGATCAGGCCGCCGCCGAGGACTGGACCACGATCCAGAACCAGCTCGACAACACGCTGGACGAACTGAACGAGTTCCTGGTCTGGCCCGACTTCGGTACTGATCTTCGGCTGCGGGGCGACTACGCCGACATCCCCGCACTACAGTCTGACTCCAAGGAGCAGGCCGAGACGGACAAGATCGAACACGACTTCGGCAAGGTGAGCACGAACGAACTGCGCGAACGCGACGGCCTCGAGCCGCTGCCCGGTGGCGACATCCCGCAGCCCGGCCCACGCGTCGAGGCCGTTGGCGCGCTGGTGCGTGCCGGCTTCGATCCAGCGGAGGCGCTACTGGCGCTGGGGTTGCCACCCATCACGCACATCGGCCTGCCGCCGGTCACCGTGCAGGCCGTCCGCGATCCGTCACCACCACCGCCCGAAGATGCGCCCGCACCGCCGCGGAGCCGAGCCATCGAGGAAACACCAAACACCGAGGACGCGCCGAAGTTGCTGAGCGCCGAGGTACGGCTCCGCACCGCATGGGGCAAGCGGCTCAGGGCAGAGATGCAGCGCATTCTCGACAGCATCACCGACGAGACGGAACGCGGGCGAGCAGTCGCGGACGTGGACGTAGAGGCGATGAACTGGGACTGGCAGGACCGCTACTTCGATGACGTCGCGAGCGAGCTGTCACAGGTACACGCCACCGTGCTCGCTGGTGAATCGTTCCTCACGACGCCACTGCTGGAGGCGCATCAGGTCGCCAACTCTTACGCCGCAGCCCGTAGCGCGGAACTGCTGAGCCTCGAAGGTTCGGTCTCCGTGGTGCGAACGACTCGACTGGCGATGCGCCGGCTGATCGGCACGGCGATGGAAAGCAACTGGACGGTACGCCAACTCAAGAACGCGATCCGTGATTCGTTCGAGTTCTCACCGAGCCGGTCAGAGATGATCGCCCGTACCGAGATCGCAGCCAGCCAGGGCAAGGGCGCGAACCAAGCAGCACGCACGCAGGGCCGCGACGAGAAGCGCTGGTTCACTGCGCGAGATGAGCGGGTGGACGGCGGAGACGCTTCCGGCCCGTGCATCGAGGCGCAGCGCGACGGCTGGATCAGCATCGAGCAATCATTCAACAATGGACGCGACACTGTACCCGCACACCCCCGATGTAGGTGCGACGTCGAGTACAGAACCAGCCGCTTGCAGCCATGACGACGCAGCATCAGACCGTGACGGCGCCTCGGTGCTGCGGTACGTGGCGCGGCCAGCCATGTCGCAAGCAATGGGCCGCGAGCGTGACGACGCCGTTCAAGTGGACGTGCCCGAGGTGTGGCACCCTCAACACCGCCTGATCCCAAGTCTTACAGTATTCGCCCATCGCGGTATTCGTGCCGTATACGGGTTGCGCATACGGAACGGGCTAGGTAAGATTCCCCTATCGACCAAGAGCACAGGAGCACCAAGATGACCGACACAAACCGCGAACTCACCGCCTCCATCTCCGACGCCTACGCCGCCCTCGCCGCCGCCGCCGCCCGCGACGCCAACGCCGCCCTCGCCGCCGCCCGCGCCGAGGACGCCCTCGCCGGTCGCGAACTCACCGCCTCCAACGCCCGCGAACTCACCGCCGCCAGCGCCGCCTACCAAGTCGCCCGCGACGCCGCCCGCGCCGTCTACGACGCCGCCAATGACCGCGCCGAGGCCGCCTACGCCGCATGGTCCGCCGCCGACCGCGCCCACCACTACGAAATGAAGCGACTCAAGATTCGGTTCGCCCTCGAAACGTATCCACTCGCAGCGAGCGAGCGAGCAAGCCTCGCCGTCGTCGGGTCGCTGACCGTGTACGCCGCCGCGCTCAACGACGCCGAGAAAGCACTAGCCATCGCCGAAGACGTCAACAACGGCTAACAAGCCGCCCGAGCCGGGGCGGACTCCCCGGCACCGCGACCAAGAGCACAGAGCACCGGAGCACACAAGATGACCGACACGACCAGCGACGCCCGCGACGCCCGCGCCGTCTACCGCGACGCCCGCGACGCCCTCTACGCCAGCGACGCCGCCTACCGCGCCGCCCTCGCCGCCTACCGCGCCGCCCTCGCCGCCTACCGCGCCGCCCTCGCCGCCCGCGACGCCCGCGACGCCCGCGCCGCCCTCGCCGTCTACCGCGACGCCCGCGACGCCCTCTACGCCAGCGACGCCGCCTACCGCGCCGCCCTCGCC